CCAGCTTGAAGGTCACGGATCCGACGGGAATGCGGGCCGGACAGAAATTGCTTGATGCCGTGATTGAAGTCCTGGCATTGAATCTTCCCAAGTTCCTTGAAGCGTCCGGCAAGGACAAGGCGAAAACTCTTCTCCGCACGTTGGGCATTGAAGACCAGCTTGACGCTTTGGATAAAGAGGAAAAGCGTCTTTATGACGACCGCACGTTGGCTGGACGCGAAGCCGATGAAAAGAAAAAATACGCCGCAAACTTGCCCGAATTCGCGGACGTTCCCGATCAGCTTTTGTCTCTCAATGATTTGAAAGATGAATTGACGGAGATTTTGGCATGGAACGCAGACCGCCAAGCCAAGATCAACAACATCGAAAAGCTCAAAAACAATTACGAGCTTGAAAGCAAGAGACTTGAAGATCTCAAACAGCGGATGCGCGATCTTGAAGAGCAAATTGTCCATCAGAAGGAAAAGACTGAATCATCGCTCAAAGACTATTCGCTGGCCTGTCAAGTCGGCCACCCCGAAGAGCGTGATGCGTCCGAAGTTGAAAAGAAGATCGACGACATGGAAAACATCAACGCCAAGATCCGCCAGAACAATGAAAAATCCATGGCCATGGATGTGGCGAAGCAGAAAGCGGAAGTTGTCTCCGCCTTGACCAACAAGATCGAAGATGTCCGCCGCCGCCGCATGGAGCTGCTGAAATCCGTTCCCATGCCGCTTGAAGGCCTCTCTGTCGAAGATGGCGAATTGATTTACAAAGGTGCCAAGTGGGATTGCATGAGTTCGATGGAACAAACCTTGGTTGGCATCAGCATTTGCCATGCTGTCAATCCGGCGTGTGGCTTTGTCCTGCTTGACCGCCTTGAATGCTTTGATACGGCGCAGCTCTCCGCGTTGGACAACTGGATGAACAAGCTCCAGATCCAAGGCATTTCCACCCGCGTCTCCACAGGAGACGAATGCACTCTCATCATCGAAGACGGCATCGTCCGTGACGACGATACCGCTGTCCATACCGAAACGAAACCAGAACCAAAAAAAGAAGTTGAATTGGAGGATTTCTAATGCTCAACATTAGCAAAGGATTGAGTATCACTCCGCCCAAAGTAGTGATTTACGGGCCGGAGGGGATTGGCAAATCGACGATGGCCGGAAAGTTCCCCGGCGCGTTGTTCATTGACTTGGAAAACGGCACGGGCCGTCTTGAAGTGTCTCGCCTTGACACGCCAGCCGACTATCCCGCTTTCAAGCAGATCTTGAAGGAACTTGTCAAGGAGCCGCCGGAAGGCTACAAGACGCTCGTCATTGACACCGCCGACAAGTTGGACGGCATCATCACCGCCAACGTCATCGAAACGGCCCAGATTAACAACAAGAAGATTGAAGGAATTGAAGATTTTAGGTATGGCAAAGGCTATACCTACATCGAAGAATCTTGGCGCAAGCTGCTCGATTACCTCTCAATCTTGCAGAGCAAGACGGGATGGGGCGTGATTTTCATCGCCCACGCCGTCCAACGGAAGATCGAAACCGTCGGCCAGTCCGGCAATTACGACCACTATGAATTGAAGCTGTCCAAGAAAGCGTCTCCGCTTTTGAAGGAATGGGCCGACTTCCTTTTCTTCATTAACTACGATGTGACGCTGGTGAAAGACGATAACAAGACCAAGGCCGTCGGCGGCGAAAGAGTGGTTTATACCAACCACTCAACATATTACGACGCCAAGAGCCGCGCAACCCTGCCGGACAGCTTGGAATTGGACGCGGAAGGATTCAAGACGATCATGCGGGCCATCTACCCCAATGGCAATCCCATGAAGCAGGCCGCGCCTGCACCACAGCCGCAGGCAACTCCCGCCCCGCAACCGAAGCAGGAACCCGAATTGACGGAAGAAGACCGCATCCATGAGCAGGAAGTCGGTTGCAACATCCCGCCGAAAGTCGTTGATCCACCGTCCAACTCTCCCGCTGATTTGGGCGTGAAGAAGGATGACGTGAATCCCGAAATCACGGCCCTCTGCAAGCGTATCGACGACGCTTTGACAGTTGAAGGCTACACCCGCTCTGATTTGGAGCTGGTCACGGTCAAGAAGGGTATGCGGCCCGCTGGAACACCGCTGGAGCAGTTCAGTGAACAGGATTTGAAGCGTATTCTGAACGGATGGGAAGTCGTTTCCCGCAACATCAAGAAACTCAAAGAAGCAGCGTAAGGAGCAAGCAGCACTATGGCGAACAAAGACGAAGCATTGGGATGGGATTCACAGATCGAAGACGTTCCGAAAGAGGAATTTCAGCAGCTTGAAAACGGCGATTATGAGTTCGTTGTTTCCAGCTTGGAGCAGGACAAGTGGAAGCCCGACGTGAAATTCGTCGGCGGATTCCCCTACGCCCGTCTCAAACTGGCCATCATGGTCAACGGCGAACAGGTGTCCACGGTCACGACCAACTTGACGCTTTCCGTCAAGAACCAGTGGCGTATCCGCGAGTTTTTCGCGTCAATCGGTATGCCAGTTGAGAGCGGCAAGGCTTTCGCCCCCAAGTGGAACAAAGTTGAAGGCCGGAAAGGCATGGTCACGCTGGAGAAGGACAACTTCAAAGGCCGCAACGGCGATGAAATCAAGTCCAACAAGGTCAAGAAGTTCCTGGAGCCGAAGACCAAAGTCGATGCCACCGACATTCCGGACGATGATGATATGGACTTCTAAAGATGGCGACGATAGAAGGAAAATGCCGTCTCTGCGGCAAACGCGACGCGGGATTTTTTCTGCCTTCCACCCTTCTGCCCGTTTGCGGCGAATGCTGGAAGGCACATCGCCTGGACTTTGACCTTATGGAGCGTATTAACAATGCAAGCACAACAAATGATACCGAAAATGTCACTCCGCCCGTACCAGAACGAAGCGGTCGCAAACGTCATGGAATCATGGCAGGACGGAGTGCAAAAAACTCTGCTGATTTTGCCGACAGGTACAGGCAAGACAGTGGTATTCTGTTCAATAGGAAAGAACGTTCTTGAACACGGCGGACGTGTCCTTATTCTCGCCCATCGTGCGGAACTGCTTGACCAAGCTGCCGACAAGTTTGAACGTCTGACGGGCATCCGCCCCGAACTGGAGAAGGCCGAAAGCACAACCGTCGGAAGCTGGTGCAACGCCGTCGTGGGTAGCGTCCAGTCTTTCAATCCCGCCCGTCTGGAGAAGTTCGACAAGCACGATTTCAGCCATATCATCATCGACGAGGCCCATCACACGCTTGCCACATCCTACATGCGTGTGCTGGACTATTTCAGCGACGCGAAAGTTTTAGGAGTGACGGCCACCGCCGACCGAGGCGACAAGCGTAATCTGGGCGAAGTCTATCAGACTGTCAGCTATGAAATGACGCTTGCCCGCGCCATAAGCGAACACTGGCTTTGCCCTATCAAGGCTTTGACGCTGCCGATCCAGATGACTGTCAAAGGCAAGTCGGTAGCGGGAGACTACACCGCCAGCGATTGCGCCAGTGCCATTGATCCTTATCTTGAAGATATTGCACGGCAAATGAAGGATGTCGCAGGCGATAGAAAGACCGTTGTTTTTCTGCCGCTCATTGCGACAAGCCAACGATTCCGTGACCTGTGCCAACGCAACGGCTTGGACGCAAGAGAAGTCAACGGCGACAGCCAAGACCGTGCCGAGACGCTGGAATGGTTTCACAACGCGGGAGCCGGAAGTGTCCTCTGTAATAGTATGCTGCTAACCGAGGGTTGGGATGAACCGTCCGCCGACTGCATTTGTGTGCTACGGCCAACGAAGGTGAGAAGCCTTTATGTCCAGATGGTTGGACGCGGCACACGGCTTTCGCCGGGCAAGAAGGAACTTCTGCTGCTGGATTTCTTATGGATGTCAGAAAAGCACGATCTAGTCAGACCGTGCAGTCTTGTCACGAAGAATCCAGACCTAGCGGCACGAATCTCCGAGATCATGGCCGAAGAGACGCAGAAGGAAGCCGTAGATTTGATGGAAGCGGAAGAGAAAGCCGAATCAACGGCCCGTGAAGAGCGGGAGGAATCGTTGCGGAAGGAACTGGAGAAGCAACGCGCACGGAAACGGCAGCTTGTGGATCCTCTGCAATACGAATACAGCATTGACAAGGCCGCTCAACAGTTCGTGCCGGACGAAACGCAGCTGTGGCAGCTTGCGCCAGTCACCAACAAGCAGAAAGAGGCTTTGGAGAAGGCAGGGATTTTCCCCGATGAAATCACCTGCGCTGGACACGCCGCGCACATTCTGGACGTATTGCAAAAACGCCGTGACGAGAACATGACAACGCCTAAACAGATCCGTTGCTTGGAGCGGTTCGGCTTCACAAATGTGGGTACTTGGCGTTTCGACCAAGCCAAACAGGCCATCGACCGCATCGCTGCTAATAGCTGGCGTTGCACCTTTGCGTTGAAGGACAGCATTCTTGCGGGGTTGGGATTATAAGACATGAAAGTCTCTCTAATTGATGTTGACGGTCATAATTTCCCCAATCTTGCCTTAATGAAGCTCTCCGCATGGCATAAGGCACAAGGCGATACTGTGGATTGGTATATGCCTCTGTTTAGCCATCCCGACAAAATTTATGCAAGCAAAGTTTTTACCTTCACTCCCGATTATGTGGACTTCAACCCAAATGATCCGGAACCCAACAAGGGGGGCACTGGCTACGACGCGACAACCAAACTGTCCGACGAGATTGAAAACATGCTACCGGACTACTCCATCTACCCACAATATGACTTCGGCATCGGCTTCTTGACAAGAGGTTGCATCCGCAAGTGTCCGTGGTGTGTAGTGCCGCGAAAGGAAGGCGGGATAAGAGCCGTTGACGACATAGAACGCATTGCCATACGCAAGAACATGATTCTCATGGACAACAATTTTCTCGCCGCACCGCAGGGATTTGTGGAAGAACAACTAGACAAGATGCGGAGGCTCAAATGCCGCATTGATTTCAATCAAGCGTTGGACGCAAGGCTTGTTGATAACTGGAACGCAAGGTATCTGGCAAAAGTAAAGTGGATTAGATATATCCGCTTCTCATGCGATACAGATGCAATGCTCAAACCAGTCAAAGAAGCCATGACGGCACTTCGTTTGGCAGGCTACAAGGGCGAGTTTCTTATTTATGTTCTTGCAAAGGACATGGATGTCCTTAACAGAATTGAAAAACTTGTGATGTTTGATGACAAGGCGGTTCCTTTTGTCATGCCGTTCCGATCACTAGATGGGAAAGAGCCGGATGCGGGCGATGATGTCAGAAAGCTGGCAAGGTGGTGCAATAGGGTAAGCATTCGTAAGTCTTGCACTTTCAAGGAGTATAAATACAAGGAATAGCAATGAACGACGCAATAGCAACAATCAACGAGGTCATGAGCCTTCTGCCGCCGTCCGCGTTGGGCTACGAGGAATGGCTGCAAGTCGGCATGGCCCTTCACGCCGAAGGCGGAAACTGTGCGGATTGGGAGGCATGGAGCCGCAACGACACGCGTTTCGTCAGCGGTGAATGCGAAAAGAAATGGGCTGGTTTCGGCAGACACGGCCAAAGCGAGATCAAATGCGGAAGCATCGTCGAACTGGCCCGTCGCCACGGCATCGACGTGTCGCCAAAACACGTTGACGATTCGGAGCCAGACACGCCGCTGGACTGGACTTCGCCCATCGAGGACGTGAAGGCGCAACGTGTCATCCGCCCAGAATACGTCATTCCGGCCATCATCAAGGAAAACAAGAATTGGGATCCGATTGACGATCTAGTCCGCTACATCCGCGCCGTTTTCCAAGAGGGCGAGAAGTTTTCGGTCTGTCTTGCGGCCACGAAGAAGGAGCAGGCCGACGGATCCGTCCGTTACCATCCGTCATCAAGCGGCGACGTCTTGGACGTTGACAAGACGTTGGAATCGTTGGGCAAGCAGGCTGCTTTGAAGGACGAAGGCGACATCATGAACGTCCTTGGGCCATACGTCAAGGACGCAGGCGCATGGGTTAGAATCAATCCAGTCATAGGCGACGAAGGCGACGACAGATCCGTTTCGGCATGGCGACACGCTTTAGTCGAGTGCGACAGGAAATCGCCGGAAGAGCAACTTGCAATCATCCGCGAAATGAATCTGCCGTGCGCGGCCATCATCCATTCCGGCGGTCATTCGGTTCACGCCATCGTCAAGATCGAGGCAGAGACACGCGGCGAATACCAGCGTCGTGTGGATTTCCTCTTCGACATGTGCGAGAAAAATGGCTTGCCGCTGGACAAGCAGAACCGAAATCCAAGCCGATACAGCCGACTGCCTGGCATCATGCGCGGCGACAAGCGTCAGTTTCTTATTGACACGAATTGCGGCGCGAAGTCATGGCAGGAGTGGAAGGATTGGGTTGAAGAGCAGAATGACGATCTGCCGGACATTGAATCAGCGGATCAATGGCTGGACAATCCGCCAACATTGGCCGACGAGATCATCGAGGGCGTTTTGCGTAAAGGCAGAAAGATGCTGCTGTCCGGGCCGTCGAAGGCAGGCAAAAGCGAACTGCTCATGGAGCTTGCCATCGCCGTGTGCGAAGGCACCGAATGGCTTGGCTTGAAATGCCACGCCGGACGTGTCCTCTACGTCAATCTGGAGCTTGATGAAAACTACTGCAAGAACCGAATCCATGACCTCTACAAATTATTGAAGCGTCTCCAGATACGCCACAAAGGCAATCTGGACGTGTGGAATCTGCGAGGCAAGGCGTTGCCGTTCGACAAGCTGGCTCCCAAGCTGGTGAGGCGGTGCAAGGCCAAGAATTACAGCCTAATTATCATAGATCCTATATACAAGGTGATAACTGGCGATGAAAATGATGCCCACGAGATGGGCAAATTCTGTAATCTTTTCGATTACATAGCCACGACATGCGACTGCTCGACTGTCTATTGCCATCACCACAGCAAGGGGCAGCAAGGCGGCAAGACGGCCATGGATCGTGCGTCCGGTAGCGGAGTGTTCGCAAGGGATCCAGATGCCTTGCTGGACATGATCCAACTGCCGCTGGACAGGACGCGGCTGAATGAAATCATAGAACGGACTAGCTGCACGAAGCTGTGCGCCTACATGGACGGCATCAATTCCAACTGGCGGGGCGTATGCCCGCAGGACGATACCGTCGTATGGGAAAAGCTGAAAGATTTCGCGCAGGAACACGGCTACGACTGGAACAGCATCTACACGGACATCACGGAACGATACAGGAAGGTCACGGCATGGCGACTGACGTTCACATTGCGCGAGTTCGCGGCCCCCGATCCAGTCAATTTCTACTTTGCCTGGCCTGTCCATGAGATCGACGAGACGGGAATCCTACAAGACGTGCAGGAGGACGGTGCGAAGCCTTTGCCAAAGAAGACGCAGGACAAGCCCGACGAGGACGAGGCGAAAGCCGTGCGCTATTCATGCGCTTTCAGTGATTGCAAGAAACGCAGCAAGACCGTCACCGTAGAAGCTCTAGCCAAGGAAATGGGCTTGTCGGAGGAAACAGTGCGCTACAATGTCAGAAAATATTCAAAACGAATGAATTGGCATATCAGCAAGGGGATCATATATGAAGATTAAAATAAGAGAAGATTTTACAATACCAAATTCAACGGCGCAGCAGCGGAAGATCAGCGGCAAGGCGACGCATCCGACGGAAGGATTGCGCTACGCACGGGCCGCATGGCAGGCGTTGGTTGAACCGTATGCGCCTGCACGGCCAGTTCCAAAAGGGAAGGCTGTTATACTGAATGTCTTTCTGTACTACCACACCAAGGACGCGAAGTTGGATGGCAAGTTCAAGACCACGCGCCCCGACGGCGACAATCTTCTGAAAGTCATCAAGGATGCAATGACCAAGGCGGGATTCTGGGAGGATGATTCACAGGTGCAGGAAAAAATTTGGCGAATCTGGACATGCGATGAAGAAAGCGTTTGCATAACAGTGGAGGATTACTGACATGCAGATGACCATTACGGAAATATGGCAGTATTGCGGATGTTCCGCCGCCAGAGTTTCAAGTTACATCAACAGAAACGAAATCAAGCCCGTCGGCACAACTGTCCGTGGCACAAAGAAGAATGTCAAGCTGTACGAACTCACGCCGTCGATGGAGGAATATCTACGTTCTGACTTCCGTCCTGGGCCTGTCCGCCAGTTGACGGAGGCCGACCGCATAGCGTCCGGCTGGCTGACATGCTACGAGATCGCGGACATGTGGGGATGCTCATACAACAAGGCCGTTGACATTCTGGCCAACAGCGGTGCCGAAAGCAAATGGGAGAGCGGACGCGAGCATTTTGGCCGGAAGTTGTTCAAGATACCAGACAAGCTGTGCAGAAGTCCGACTGAATACAAGACCAACCAGAAGACTTC